GAACTCGATGCCCGCCCGGATCCGCGCCCCGCCGTCGATCTCGCGGTGCAGGTCCATCGGAACCTGCTCGCGATCCAGAAGCTCGAGGTGGAGGGGGATGCCGGCGGTGTCGCTCGCCACGCGGAGGCGCGCGAAGCTTTCGCCGCTCTCGACCATCGCGCGCACGGCCATGGCCTGCAGCCCGTAGAAGTCGGCCAGCCCTTCCGGGGCGGCGTGATCGGTCCAGCGCAACCACAGCACCTGCAGCCGTTCGCGCACCGCCCGGTCGGGATGTGTGGATTGCGGCTTGATCCCGGCGCCGACGACATTGCCGACCAGGCTGTCCACCGCCGCCGCGACCCACGGGTTGTTGCGCGCATACCACCCGGCCCGCCGCGCCGCCGTGGTCGCGCCCGCCAGGATCGCCGCGTTCAGCCCCTCGACCGTCCGCGCCCCCTCCCAACGCCGCCCGCCACCCGCGGCATCGAAACCGCGAGCGCGCGCGAAGCCGATAAGGCGATGTAGCAAGGTCCGCATGCCGCCGATTCTCGCGCGGCCGATCTCGGATGCCTATTCAGAACGTTTGAGAAGCATCGAAAGGGCTCGCAAATCGCTGAGACCACAGATAGATTCTGTCGTGTCACGGTTGAGTGCGAAAGGCCGCGCCGACTAGGAGAGAAGATAGTGTCGCCCGTTGAAACTGCTGTTCGGACCTATTTCCAGCGCATGGCCGAGATCCGTAGCACGGGCGGCGCTACCAGCGAGACATCTTACTACTCGGCGCTGGAGAACCTGCTGAACGAGCTTGGCAAGCTTCTTGACCCGCAGGTGATCTGCAACGGACAACTGCGGAACCAAGGCGCAGGTCACCCGGATTTCGGACTGTACAGCAGGAAGCAGTGCAGCAAGGGGGCGCCAAAACCGGGTCAGGGGGGGATCCCTGAGCGCGGCGTCATCGAGGTCAAGCCCCTCGCGGACAAGAACTGGCAGACTGCCACGGGGGAGCAGGCAACCAAATATTTCGACCGGTACCGGCTGGTGCTCGTTACCAACTACCGCGAGTTTCGACTGATCGGGGAAGATGACGCCGGGAAGCCTGTCGAACGCGAGTTCTTCAGTCTCGCAGCCGACGAGCCGAGCTTCTGGTCGATGGCCGCGCACCCGGTGAAATCGGCCAAGGAGAAGGGAACGCATCTGGGTGAGTTCCTGCGGCGAGTCATGATGAACGCCGCGCCGCTGACGCGGCCCGAGGACATCGCGTGGTTCCTCGCGTCCTATGCCCGCGATGCGCTGGCAACGCTGGAGGAAAAGGACGGGAAGACGCTCGCGCCGCTGCGCTCCGCTCTCGAAACCGCGCTCGGCATCAAGTTCGAGGGCGAGAAGGGTGAGCACTTCTTCCGGTCCACCCTCGTCCAGACACTGTTCTACGGCGTCTTCTCCGCTTGGGTGATCTGGGCCAGGGGCCGCGGCTCGGGCAAGTTCGACTGGAAGTCGGCGGGCTACATCATGACCGTGCCGATGATCCGCTCGCTGTTCGAGGAAGTGGCCAAGCCGAGCCGCCTCGCGCCGCTTGGACTGATGGGCATCCTCGACCGAACAGGCGAGGCGTTGAACCGCGTCGACCGAACGGCCTTCTTCAAGACCTTCGACAGTGGCGAGGCGGTCCAGCACTTCTACGAGCCCTTCCTCGAGGCATTCGACCCCGATCTGCGCAAGGAGATGGGGGTCTGGTACACACCGCGCGAGATCGTCCGCTACATGGTCGAACGGGTGGACACCGTTTTGCGGACCGAACTCGGCATCGCGGACGGGCTGGCCGACAAGAACGTCTATGTCCTCGATCCCTGCTGCGGCACCGGCGCCTATGTCGTGGAAGTGCTGCGGAAGATCGAGAAGACGCTGCGCGCCAAGGGCGATGACGCGCTGATCGGGGCGGATGTGCAGGAAGCCGCGCGTGAACGCGTCTTCGGGTTCGAGATCATGTCGGCGCCCTTTGTCATCGCGCACTGGCAGGTCGGCAATCTGCTGGCCGGGTTGGGTGCGCCCGTCGACCCGGCGAAGGGCGAGCGACCGGCCATCTATCTGACGAATGCCCTGACCGGATGGGAGCCGCCTGCCGGGCCGAAGGCGACGCTGCCGTTGTTCCCCGAACTGGAGCAGGAACGCGACCAGGCCGAGCATGTAAAACGCGACGTGCCGATCCTCGTGGTCATCGGCAATCCGCCCTACAACGCCTTTGCCGGGACCAGCCCGGACGAGGAAGCAGGCTTGGTAGAGCCCTACAAGGAAGGACTAGTTAACAAGTGGAAGATCAAAAAGTTCAATCTGGACGATCTGTATGTTCGGTTTTTCCGGATTGCCGAGCGCCGGATCGGCGCAACCGGACGTGGCGTCGTCTCATACATCTCGAATTACTCGTGGACACGTGAGCCCTCCTACGTCGTGATGCGGGAGCACTTGCTTCAGAGCTTCGACAAGTTCTGGATTGAGAATATGCACGGAGATCGAAACAAGACCGAATATGCCCCGGACGGCACAACGAGCGAGACAGTCTTCGCAATGCCCGGCTTTTCGCCGGGAATTCGCCAAGGGGTCGTCGTCAGTCTTGCTGTCAAGACCGGCAAACCTGACGAGCCGAAGCTCGTGCTCTATCGCGACGACATCGACGCCGGCAGGGCGGCGGCACGCAGAGAGCAGCTTCTCGCCAGCCTCGCCGTCACGCCCTTCGATGCACAATATGAGGTTGCCGATCCGCAACCGTGGAACCGTCTGTCTTTCCGGCCACGCGACGTGGGCAGCACCTATCTGGCGTGGCCGAAGCTGCCCGATCTGGCCGTCCTCCAACCGATCAACGGCCTGATGGAAAAACGCGGCGGCGCCCTGATCGACATCGACCGCGCCGCCCTCGCCACGCGGATGAAGATCTATTTCGACAAGGGGATCGACTGGCCAGCATTCGAACTGATGGGACACCCGCTAGCGAAGGATGCCGCCCGCTACAAGGCTAAGGAGGCCCGCGCCAAAGCGCTCGCCGCGACCTCGTTCCAGGACAAGAAGATCGTTCGCTATGTCGTGCGCCCCTTCGATGTACGGCATGCCTACTTCACCGACGTGCGTCCCATCTGGAACGAGCCGCGCCCGCAGCTCTGGGCGCAGTTCTCCGGCGGAAACGAGTTCCTGATGTCGCGGCCTTCGGGTGTCGCGGACCCCGAGGGGCCGCCCGTCTTCTTCACACGCTGTCTCGGGGACAACGATGCGCTGCGGGGGCACTCCTACTGCTTCCCCGTTCAGAAGCGCGGCGCGACGCACGGCATGCTGGCAGGGGGAACGGCGGCGAACCTGTCCGCGCCCGCACGCGCCTGGCTCTCACATCTGGGGCTCCCGGACCCCGACACGGATGCCGACGCAGCAGCGGCACCGTGGCGTCATGCGCTCGCGATCACCTATTCGCCACAGTATCTGCGCGACAACGCCGACGGCATCGCCATCGACTGGCCCCGTATCCCTCTGCCCGATACGCGGCCGGTCTTCGACACCTCTGTCGCGCTCGGGGCGCAGGTGGCGGCGCTGCTCGATACCGAGGCGGTGGTGGCAGGCGTGACCGGTGGCAGCATCGAGGATCATCTTCGGGTGATGGGCGGCATTTCCGGCACCGATCTGACGGTGAAGGCTGGGTGGGGATCGAAGGACAGCAAGGGCCGGGTCAATCCAGGGGTCGGAAAGACAAACGTTCGCGATTGGACAGATGCCGAGAAGGATGCTTTGCGGGCAGGTTTTGCCGCCAAGGGGATAGACGAGGCGCACGGATTTGCATTGCTCGGGCGCGCGGTTGACGTCTACCTTAATGAAACGAACTTCTGGCGCGGCGTGCCCGAGGCGACCTGGGAGTATGTGATCGGCGGCTATCTGGTGATCAAGAAATGGCTGTCGTACCGCGAGGAAGGCATTCTCGGTAGGCCCCTGACGAAGGACGAGGCGCGCGAGGTAACCGGGATGGTGCGCAGACTGACAGCTCTGATCCTGCTCAGCGATCAACTGGATGCCAATTATATCGCGTGTCGCGATACGGCATATGCTTGGCCCAAACCCTGATCAGCCCATCCAGGCCGACTTTATGGCCTTGGGTGTGGTGCGCGGTGGCATAGCTGCGCGTCCCGCCACCCCCTCCACCTCCTCGTTCAGCCTGAGCCCCATGCTGATGAGCGCGTGCAGGGCGGCGTGGGCGTAGACGAAGGTGTCGAGGGCCTCGTTGCGCTCGCCGTCGCGCCTGGGTTGCCAGGAGCGGATGGGCCGGCCGCGCTCGAAGCGGGTGACGACGCGCTCGGCGGTCAGCTGGCGGAAGTAGTCGGCGTCGAGGCGGCGGGGGAAGTGGATCGCGCCGGGGCCGGGCTCGGTGAGGCGCAGGCGGGCGTAGACGGCGTCCTTCACCGCATCGACACCGACGATGAACAGCGGGATCTTGCCCTTGTTGGTGCGCGTCGGGCGGCGCGGCCATACGGGAATGCCGGGCCCGCCGCGGCCCTTGATCGCCCAGATACGGCGCGCGAGGCGGGTGCGGCAGAACTCGTAGGCCATCTTGGTGTGGTGCCCGCCGGTGTCGATGGCGGTGGCGCGCACGGGCAAGTCGAGCCCCGCAGGATGAGGGAAGGTCCCCTGCAGCACCATGTCGAGATCGGCCCAGAGGCGCGGCCCGGAGGGGTCGCCCCAGAGCACGCGGTAGTCGATCACCCACGCCTCCTCGTCCCGGCCCCAGCCGAGGATCTGCACCTCGATCCGGTCGCCCTGCACGTCGACGCCCGCGGTCAGCACGGCGACGGAGGCGGGCAGCGCCTCGCCCCAGTCCTCGCGCCGCGCCATCAGCGGATCGGCTGGGACGGTGTCGCCCGCCTGGTCTTCCCAGGACTCGCCCAGCTTGGTGTTGACCCAGACCTGCAGGCGGGCGGGATCCTTGGCGACACGGCCGTGCTCAACGGCGATCTCGGCCCATGTCTCCCACGGGGAGTAGAGCGCGGAGAGGTGGAAGCCCGTGGTGCGGCCGTCGCCCTCGGCAGTTGCACGCCACTCGCCCGCCGCCAGCAGGCGGGGCTTCTCGTGCTCGTGGTGGATGCCGCCGCAGGCCTCGCAGACCAGATACGCCTGG